ACCTACTTATATAACAGGCTCTCACTACATGTATTTGCAATGGGCCAGTATCGACGTTGGATACCCTGACTTTCGAGAAGCAAATAGAATTTATTGGATTTTTTGGGAAGCATGCAAGGCAGACGAAAGATGTTTTGGAATGATATACTTGAAAATCAGACGTTCAGGGTTCTCTTTTATGTCTTCATCTGAATGTATAAATCTAGGAACATTAGCAAAAGATGCAAGAATTGGTATATTATCAAAGACCGGTGCTGATGCCAAGAAAATGTTTACAGACAAGGTTGTTCCAATAAATAGCAGACTTCCATTCTTCTTCAAGCCTATTATGGATGGTATGGACAAGCCAAAGACTGAGCTTGCGTTTCGGGTTCCGGCATCAAAGATTACAAAGAAGAATATGTATGATATTGATTCAGAAATAATAGAAGGACTAGACACCTCTATTGACTGGAAAAATACAGAAGACAACTCTTATGATGGAGAAAAACTATTATTTTTGGCTCATGACGAATGCTATGCTCCTGATACATTAATACTTACAGAAGATTTTACGTTCAAACCTATCAAAGAAATCAATATTGGAGATAAAGTAATTGTTGAAGGAGGAAAAGTAAAAACTGTAGTTAATAAAACTTCAGGAGAAACTGATAGGTATTTGGTAAAACAACCATACGGAAAAGATTATATAGTTACAAAAAATCATAGATTAGTATTTAATAGATATATTTTCAACGGAAAAAATAATAGCAAAAGACACGAAGAAGTTATAATGACTCCTGAAGAATATATAAATAAGTCTTCTTTTGTTAAGCAACATTTAACAAGAATTGTATCTAGCGGAATTGAATCAGAAGATATATTTAATGGAATACCTCCTTATTTATTAGGATTGTGGCTTGGAGATGGAAGAAAGCAAGCGTTTACAATATTAGTTAATAAAGAAGAGGAGCCTGAATTATTGCATTATTTAGGTATGATTGCTCAGATGAAAAACATTCCTTTTGAATTAAAAAAATCAGATAGTCCTAAAATTGTTGAATTTGCTTTTAAAGGAATTAATCAGTCTTTAAGGGATATCGGAGTATATGACAATAAACATATTCCAGAACAATACATAAAATCATCAATAGATACAAGGCTTCAGTTGTTAGCAGGTTTAATTGATTCTGACGGACATAGTGATAAAAAGAAAAATATTATAGAAATAGGATTAAGTAAAAAACATATAGTGGAATCTATAAGGTTCATTGCTTTATCTTGTGGTATTAGTTGTAGTAATATTCAAGAAGCTAATACTAATTTTGGTACAAAATCATATTCTATTTCTTTATCAGGAGACCTTGCTAGAATACCTATTATTACAAAAAAGAAATCTTTTGAAGACTATATTCCCAAAACAAGAGGTAGAAGAAATAAAGTATCTGTAGAGTATTTAGACAAAGGAGATTATGTGGGAATACAAGTAGATGGAGAGAATGATAATGAAAGAAAGTTAATACTAGAAGACTTTACTTTAAGTCTAAATAGTGGCAAATGGACAAAGCCTCAGAACATTAAAGAAAACTGGCGCGTAACAAAGACTTGTTTAAGATTGGGTGCTAAGATTATTGGAAAGTGTATGATGGGTTCTACATCAAATGCATTATCTAAAGGTGGTCAGAATTATAAAGATATGTTTGAAGACTCAGACGTATCTAAACGTAACGCCAATGGACAAACAAAAAGCGGACTATATTCTTTATTCATACCTATGGAGTGGAATATGGAAGGGTTTATAGATATACATGGAATGCCTGTGTTTAATAAACCCGAATATCCAATTAAAGGTGTCGATGGTGGCTTAATAAGAAATGGAGCTGTTGACTATTGGAATGCAGAGGTTGATTCTCTTAGAAGCGACTCAGATGCGTTGAATGAGTTTTATCGTCAATTCCCAAGAACAACGTCTCACGCTTTTAGAGATGAAAGCAAACAATCGCTATTCAACCTTACAAAAATTTATCAGCAAATTGATTACAATGATAGTTTGATTAAGGAACACTACTTAACCAAAGGTTCGTTTCATTGGAAAGACGGAGAGAAAGACAGTAATGTTATATTTACTCCCGACAGCAGGGGAAGGTTCCTGGTCAGTTGGACACCGGCAAAGCACTTACAAAATAATGTTCACTATAAAAGCGGAATGAAGTCTCCAGGCAATGAACACATAGGGTCTTTTGGTTGTGACTCTTACGATATATCCGCGGTAGTTGGAGGCAGAGGGTCAAACGGAGCACTCCATGGCCTCACCAAATTCAATATGGATGAAGCTCCTAGTAATGAGTTTTTTCTTGAGTATGTAGCCAGGCCACAAACAGCAGAGATATTTTTTGAAGAAGTTCTTATGGCTTGTGTGTTTTATGGAATGCCAATTCTTATAGAGAACAATAAACCAAGATTGTTGTATCACTTTAAAAATAGAGGGTATAGAAATTACTGTTTAAACAGGCCTGATAAGCAATACAACAAACTAACAAAAACAGAGCGTGAATTAGGTGGTATACCCAACTCTTCTGAAGATGTTAAGCAATCTCACGCTTCTGCAATCGAGTCATACATAGAGAAATATGTAGGAATGGATATGTCTGGAGCTTATAGAGATTCTGACCAAATGGGAAGTATGCCATTTACTAGAACGCTAGAGGATTGGGCTAAGTTTGATATAAATGATAGAACTAAGTTTGACGCCTCTATCAGTTCAGGATTAGCTATAATGGCCAATCAAAAACACATATATGTTCCAGAAAAAAAAGATTCAAAAATTATTGTTAACTTCGCAAGGTATAGAAACGAAGGAACAACAAGTCAACTAATTAGATGAAAAACGTAACAATAGATATCACATCGTCAGTATTCCCAAGTCAACTAGCTACTGATACCGAAAAAGCTTCGCAAGAATTTGGACTACAAGTTGGTCAAGCTATTCAATATGAGTGGTTTAGAAAAGATGGTAACAATTGTAGGTATTATGGTCAGTGGAAGGAATTTCATAGACTAAGACTATACGCCAGGGGAGAGCAATCTGTAGCTAAATATAAAAACGAATTGGCAATAGACGGAGACTTGTCATACTTAAATTTAGATTGGACTCCAGTTCCTGTTATTCCAAAATTTGTAGATATTGTAGTAAACGGAATGTCCAATAGGCTTTTTAAAGTTAAAGCTTATTCTCAAGATGCAATGTCTCAAGCTAAAAGGAGTAAGTATCAGGAGCAGATTGAGATGCAAATGGCGGCAAAGCCTATATTAGAAACTGTTAAAGAAATGACAGGGTTTAATGCATTTACAATGGACCCTGAGCAATTACCTAATGACGATGAGGAACTATCTTTGTATATGCAGCTTAAATATAAGCCGGCTATAGAGATTGCTGAAGAAGAGGCTATCAATACAATGTTTGATGAAAACCATTATGATGATATCCGAAAAAGACTTGATTATGATTCTACCGTTCTTGGCATCTCTGTAGCGAAGCACGAATTTCTTCAAGGAGCAGGAGTCAAAATATCTTACGTTGACCCAGCTAACATCGTATACAGTTATACAGAAGACCCATACTTTAGAGATTGTTTTTATTGGGGTGAGATTAAAACTCTTCCAATAACAGAGCTGATGAAAATTGACCAAAGTCTTACCAAAGACGATTTGCAAGAAATAACTCAGTATAGCCAAGGTTGGTACGATTACTACAATGTTGCTCAGTTTTATGAAAATAGCGTATTCTCAAGAGACACATGTACGCTTATGTATTTTAACTACAAGACTACTAAAAAAGTAGTTTATAAGAAGAAAATACTCGATAGTGGTGGCTCTAGAATTATAGAGAAAGATGATACTTTCAATCCTCCAGCAGAAATGATGGAAGAAGGTAATTTTGAGAAGATAGAGAAGACTATTGATGTGTGGTATGAAGGTGTTATGGTAATGGGAACCAATATCTTATTGCAGTGGAGATTGTCTGAAAATATGGTTAGACCTAAGTCGGCATCTCAACATGCTCTTCCTAATTACGTGGCATCAGCTCCTCGTATGTACAAAGGAGCTATTGAGTCTACTGTTCGTAGAATGATACCTTTTGCAGACCTTATTCAAATCACTCACTTAAAATTACAACAAGTAATAAATAGAGTTGTTCCTGATGGTGTATTTATTGATGCCGATGGTCTTAACGAGGTAGACCTTGGTACTGGTGCTGCATACAATCCTGAGGATGCTCTTAGATTATATTTCCAAACAGGTTCGGTTATTGGTAGGAGCTATACTCAAGATGGTGATTTTAATAATGCCAAGATACCAATTACACAGCTTACATCTAACTCTGGGTTGAGTAAAGCTCAAATGCTTATAGCAAACTACAATCATTATATGGATATGATTAGAACTGTGACTGGTCTTAACGAGGCTAGAGACGGCTCTATGCCCGACCCTAACTCTTTGGTTGGTTTGCAGAAATTGGCAGCTTTAAATTCAAATACAGCTACTCGTCATATTCTTGAAGGTGGTTTATATATTTACAAAACTCTTGCAGAGGCATTGACTTATAGAGTTGCAGATATATTGCAGTATAGCGATTTCAAAGATGAATTTATAAATAAGATTGGTAGATATAACGTATCAATACTGAATGATATAGCTGACCTATATATTTATGACTTTGGAATTTTTATAGAAGTTGCTCCTGATGAAGAAGAAAAAGCTCAACTTGAACAAAACATTCAAATGGCTTTATCTAAAGGAGATATTAATCTTGAAGACGCGATTGATATTCGCGAGCTTAAAAATTTAAAGCTTGCGAATCAATTATTAAAAACCAAAAGAATTAAGAAACAAGAGCGAGAAGAGCAAATGCAAATGCAACAACAAGCGATGCAATCTCAACTGCAACTGCAATCTCAGCAAATGGCAGCAGAAACAGCTATGCAAAAAATTCAAACAGAATTGCAAAGTAAAATGCAGTTAAAACAGGCTGAAGTAGCTTTTGAAATGCAGTTAATAGAGAAGCAAGCTCAATTAAAATCTCAATTAATGGCTGAGGAATTTAGTTACAATCAGCAAATGAATGGTATGGAAATCAGCGTTTTAACTAAAAAACAGCAAGACGCTGAGAAGGCCAAGGCAGAACGTATAAGTCTTCAGAATACTCAACAGTCTAAACTAATAGACCAACGCAAAAACAACCTTCCTCCTTTGAATTTTGAATCAAATGAAGATAGTTTAGATGGTTTTGACTTAGCAGAATTTGAGCCTCGTTAAAATGTAAAAAATTTTATATAGATTTGTAAAAAATTAAATTAAATCAAATGGAATACAAAGTAAGATTATTAGACGGTACAGAAGAGAAGGGAGTTGCTCAAGTTGAACAAGAGTTGTTAGAGCAACACGAACAACAACAGCAAGTACAAGAACAGGTACAAGAGCAAGTACAAGAACAGGTACAGGAGCAAGAGCAAGAGCCTGAGTTAGACGAACAACAAGTTCTTTCATATATTGGAAAAAGATACAATAAGCAAATTAATTCATTAGATGAATTTACAGCTCAAAGAGAAGAGTCTGAAGCTCTACCTGAAGATGTTGCTGCTTATATGAAATACAAGAAGGAAACTGGCCGAGGCTTTGAAGACTTCTTGAATCTTAAAAAAGATTACGATACCATGAATCCTGAGACATTGCTTAAAAATTATTTAGCAGTAACTCAGGAAGGATTGGATTCTGATGATATAGAAACATTGATGGAAAATTATCAATATGATGAAGACCTTGACGATGAATCAACCATTAGAAAAATAAAATTAGAAACAAAAAAGGCTGTTGCTGAAGCAAAGAAGTTTTTTAATAATCAAAAAGAACAATATAAAGTGCCACTTGAGTCAAGTGCTCCACAAGTTTCTGATGAGGAAAAAGAAATTTACGAAAGCTATAAGCAGTATACCCAGCAAGCGAAGACTATTGAGCAGGAAAATGAAAGAAAGAGAGATTGGTTTAATCAAAAAACTGATGAAATATTTAACACAGAGTTCAAAGGTTTTGAGTTCAATGTTAATGATAAAAAAATCACTTTCAATCCTGGAGATGCTAGCGAACTTAAAAAGAGCCAATCTACACCAGCAAACTTTATAAATAAGTTTTTGGATGAGCAAGGTTTAATTAAAGATGCAGCCGGATATCATAGGTCATTAGCAGTTGCGATGAATCCCGAAAAGTTTGCAAGGTTCTTTTATGAACAAGGTCAAACAGATGCTACGGAAGGAACAATGAAAGGCATTAAGAACATTCAAATGTCTGAACGAAGAGCCCCTGAAGCGTTAAAAACAACGGATGGAATGCAGGTAAAAGCGGTAAATCCTGATTCTGGTAAAAGCCTAAAAATCCGCAGTATAAAAAGAGTTTAACAATTAAAATTTTAAAAAAATGGCAAGTGCTTTATTAAATACGCCCACTTTTGCATTACAACCGGCAGCGGAGCAAGTAGCGTTACAAACAAACTACATCACCAACTTTGACTTTTTGAATCAGTATCTTCCTGATACTTACGAAAAAGAGTTTGAAAGATATGGTAATCGTACAATCGCATCATTCTTGAGAATGGTAGGTGCTGAGATGCCTTCTAACTCTGACCAAATCAAATGGGCAGAACAAGGTCGTCTTCACATTAAGTACACAAGCTGTACATCAGCTGCTGCTGCTGCGTCAAACACAGCAACATTTACTGTAGCTGACACAGGTGTTACTTACATCGCAATCAGAGTAGGTCAAACCGTAATGATTCAGAACAACACTTCAGGTGTTTTCAACAAAGGTATTGTTACTGCGGTTCCTTCTGCAACTACTTTTACAGTAGCTTACTACGAGGCTGGAGGACAAGCTTTTGCTGTGTCAACTGCATGTACTGTATTCATTTACGGTTCAGAGTTCAAAAAAGGAACTAACGGAATGGTTGGTTCTTTGGAAGCAGAGGATGATATCTACAGCAATAACCCAATTATCATCAAAGATAAGTATGCGGTTAATGGTTCAGATATGGCTCAAATCGGATGGGTTGAGGTTACTACTGAAAACGGAGCGACTGGATACCTATGGTATTTGAAATCAGAGCACGAAACTCGTTTACGTTTTGAGGATTACCTTGAAACTTCAATGATTGAAGCTGTTCCTGCTGTTGCTACTTCTGGAGCTGCTACGGCTGGTTTTATCGGTTCTCAAGGTGTTTTCTACGTTGTAAACAACAGAGGAAATGTTTGGGGTGGCGGTACACCAACTACACTTTCTGATTGGGATTCTATCGTTTCTCGTTTGGATAAGCAAGGAGCTATCGAAGAAAACGTAGTGTTCGTTAACCGTGGATTGTCTTTCGACATCGACAACATGTTAGCTACACTTAACGGATACAACGGAGTTAATGCTGCTGGTGCTGCATCTTATGGTTTATTCGACAATGATGTTGATATGGCCTTGAACTTAGGTTTCACAGGATTCCGTAGAGGTTATGATTTCTACAAATCTGATTGGAAATACTTGAACGACCCAACGATGAGAGGTGGCTTAAATGCTACTGCTGGTACTGCTACAGGTACAATCACAGGACTTTTAGTTCCTGCTGGTTCTACTTC